AGTTGCCATAATTGATTCTCCTGTATGGATCGGCCCGGGCATCGCCCGGGCCGGTTGTCGGTTGTGCTACCCCGCCACGCCGGTGTTCTTTGCCAGGCCGCGATGGTCCAGGGCACGCACGCCCACGTCGATGCGGACCAGGTATTCGCGGCCGTCCACGTTCATGGTCTCGGTTTCCTCGATGACAGGGGCCTGCACACCATCCAGAAAGATAACCTCGACAGTGTCGATCTGCGACGGGCTGGCGGCCAGATACCACCCGGTCGAGGACAATGCATCGAGACGTGCCTCGACAACGGGTGTCAGCTTATTCTGCCAGGGGTTGTGCACCGCGGCAGACTTGTTGTCGTCGGGCAGAGCGGCAGACCGTAGGATGACATCGGCTGTGGTTTCCAGCGCAGCGGGCACCAGCAAGAACGATGGGGTGATATTCAGCACGGCCCCTCCGGGTCCCTTCTGGATGCGCATTGCAGCACGACCGGCTCCGAGAGACGAGGTAGAGAGGACCGACCCTGTGAGCAGGTTGCCGTGATCGGCGTGGAACAGGGCGGTATCGTCATATGCCATGGTCTGGTTGCCGGTCAGCACGGCATACACCAGGTCGTTGATGCGACGGGTGGCAGCAGCGCCGAAGGCCCGGGGGATGCGGGTGAACATTCCCAGGTCGTCGTTGATGATGGCCTGCCGCGTGAGCCGGAACGCCTTGCCGTAGGTCTTGAGCTGGTTGCTCTCCTTGAGCTCGGAGAAGGTCCCGTGTTTGTATTCGCCATCCTCGTTGATCAGCTCCAGGTCAGGCGCCTCGGAGAGCTGGGGCCTGGAGCTGGCCTTGAAATCGTTGGCCGATCCGGTGGCACACCACGCCTGCCAGGTGGACGGGGCCTCCTGATAGGCGGCCATGGCCACCTTGTTGGCAACATTCGCCAGGATGTTTGGAAAATCACTGGTAGCCTCCAAGCGGACAGTACCGAGCACCCCGCCCGCCAGGCGCATATTGCTCATGCCCCGGGTATCCACGCCGATCTTGTGGAGATACTCTCGGGAAAGTTCACGCAGGGTCAGGGACCGCAGTTCCTGGGCGCCGGGCTCGACCTTCTCGAGCTGGATGCCGCAGCGCATGGACAGGGCGTGCTCGGTGGCTTTGGTAAACTTCTCCAGCTCAGTACGCCCGGAGGTCACGCTCGACGGCGTGGACGGGGGGTTGTCGGCCATGGCCAGCTGGACCATTTTCTCGGTCACCTCGGCCGCGGACAGCTTTACGTTGTCCTTGATGCATCCGGCCACCTTGTCGGCGGCCAGGCCCAGGGCGGCCCCGCGGCTCTGCAGGTCCAGGACCTGTGCGGCGGAGAGTTCGGCCGGTGCGGGCTCGGCGTGAATATCGCCCCATCCCTGGGCTGCGGGCGCGGCGGGTTCCTTGGCCTGCAGCATGACCTTGGCGATGGTGTCGTCGTCAAGCGCTTCCAGAAATGCCATTGCCTGCTCGTCAGTAGCATCGGCAGCGAGGCCAAGGCGCTGGAGCAGCTTTTTGAGTCTCTTGTTCATACATACCTCCTGCCCGTTGGGGGCGGGTTGATTTGCTGCCATGGATACGGCAGCGGTGTCATCGTCGGCCCCGAACGGCACGAACGACACTTCAAAAACTTCTGATTCCATCCAGACGGAGATGGGGCCCTCGACCTCCTGCCCGTTGACCTGGTGCGTCTCGCCCGGGCCTACCTCCAGGATCTTCTTTGCCTGTACACCGATGGATGCCTGCCAGGGGAACCCCTCGTCAGCGAGACCGAGCACCTCCCGGCCGTCCGCTGTGGCGGTGGAGAAATTCCCCGCGGCCATGAATCCGGTATCGGCGGCCTCGGTACTGTCGATGGTCCCGACAATGCGGGAGGCGTCATGTTGCCGCAGGGCGGGCATGTGCTCCTTGGCCGCTGTGATGCCCTGTAGGTCGATGACGAACTTGCCCCAATATCCCCAGTCGATGACCTTTCCGGTGTAGCCGAGCATGGAAAACCGCCTGGGCTTTCCATCGGATGCGGCTTCCAGCTTAACGGCCGTGCCGCCCGCGAGCTGGGCACGCCCATTTTCAACGAACTCTTCGAGCCGGGCCCGGGACCACGCACCGGCACATGCGGACATGGCCTGCATTTCGTTCATCCCCTGACCGAGCTTCTCTTTTGAGCAGCGGGCCAAAAAGTCCTGCTTGGCCTCTCCATCCCCCGGGGTTCCCGGGGCGGCCAGGCAAACCCGCGTGGGCCTAGTTTTCATTGTCAACGTCATTGCGTATCTCCCGCAGTTCCTTGAGCTCCCGTTCCTCGCGGAGCAGCTGTTCCTTTATTTCGTCATAGTCATCGCCCTTGGTCGCGCAGATCTTGCGGCGGGTGGTCACCCCCATATCCAGCTCGGTGGAGGCGGCCTTGGCATCTTTTGTGGGGTCCACCCATGGCCACCCTGGATTCTGCCAGCTCGTGTTGATCTCTTCGGGCCGCAAGCCGCGCAGCCGACCTATGGCGTACATGGTGCGCAGCCACTTTCCGGCAATGGGCCTGTTGAATTTGAGATTCAGGAAAAATTGCTGGCCGGTCCATCCACGACGCTCGTCAAGGGATGCTGACCGCTCTGATGAATAGGACGACTCCGTGTAATCATGGGAATAGTTGCCATATCGCAGACCAAACCCAACAGACTGTCCCTTGAGGGATGCCTTGACGTAGGGCTCATAGGTGTTCCCCGGGCGGTCGGACTTGGCCACCTGAATCTCTGTGCCTGGGGGCAGGGGTTGGATGCGGCCGGGCTCGATGTAGTCTCCAACCTCGATCTCGCTGTCGCCTGGATCGCCCCCAACAGGGTTGGCGGCTGCGTTACCATACTCCGTTGTCTTGATGAAAATACCAAACGCGGCCGCCAGCCGGGCGGCAATGCGCTCGGAACTCTGGTACTCCGACAGGTCGCGAATCTCTTCGATAAGGGGGGCCAAGCGGGAAACACCCCTGGTCTGGGATGCCCGCTTGCGGATAAAAAGGTGTGTGATGTGGTCGGCAGCGTATTCGATGGAATCGAGCTGGCCGGGCAGATAGTCGCCAGGGTGGGCGGTGTAACAAGAGTATCTGACTGGATCGCCCTTGGAATTGAAAACGATCCCGCGCTTGGCGTACTCGGTATCCGAGAGCCAGCCGTCAATGGTCTCGTTGAGGATGTCGCACTCGTGCAGGGTCAGGCGCAGGGGACAGACCCCCTCTTTGAGCCAGTCGCCATCCAGCCAGTCATGGGCGAGTATTTCGCCGTCGATCCACTCGTGACGCAGGGCGAGCCCCTGCAGCTCGGTAAAGCTGATCTTTTCGGCCCATGCCTTCCATTCTTTTTCGAGCCAGTTGAGCGGGGCCTTTGTCCGCGCATCGACAAACTGCGGCCGGATACCAGTATGCACGACGTTGGCAGTGATCTTGTCCAGGGCCCCGTCAACGTATGTATTGTTCCGGACCAGATCCCTGGCCCGGGCCACCAAAAGGGATGCATCTCTACGAAGGATTGCGTCTGCGGATTTACGCTTGGGCAACCATGCGCGATTGTGCCCACCGCGACGGGCACCCACATACGACAACATGCGCTGACGGTTGGATGCCCACCGCACGGCGGCGGCAGGGGCCACCAGCCCCAGCGAGCGGGCAACGATCCTGGTCCACAAATCCATGCGGCTCATGAGCGCCCCCCGAATACGGCAGACGCGGCCTTGAGTTTCCCCCCGCCCGAGGCCATGGAAATCTTGGTTTCCAACCGCTCGATCTGCGATTCCAAAAAGGCCAGATCCGCCCTGGTAAACTCCCGGTCGTCGATCCTGTACGACTGCCCGGTCGTCAACACGGCGTCCCGTGCGGCCTCATATTTTGCGAGTGTGGCGGTGAGTGATGCTACTGTTGCCATGTGCTCCCCGATGTGTGTCTTGCAATGGTTTCGCACAATGGTAGGTCACAAACGCGGCTCGAAGTCCAGCCCCCCGGCCTGGTAAAATACTAGCGCTGGTACTTTACCAGGTTTCAGACGCAAAAAAACCCCGCCCTCGGGATGAGGGCGGGGTTTGGTTGTGCCTGGGATGACTGGTTATATGCCGTCAATGGCCCGGGCGATTTGATTCCTCAATGTTGCGCAGTCCGTCCAGGACGAGACCGCGATGTTTGCGACCGTGTGGTCGGCGTAGTCCGACCTCTGGTCAGCGTAACTTCCGTACACCGATCCGTCATCGCGCTGGGCGATGCGGAAGTTGTCGCCGTCTCTGCGGGCGGCTGCCATTGCCAAATCGATGATCGATGCTGTTGATATTTTCATTTTATCCTCCCTTTGTTTACCCCAGCCCCAGCGCAAGTTCCACCTGCTGTTCCATAGGTATCTCAAGTTCATTCATGATAGCCACGGTCAGCAACCTCGACCGGGACACGCCCCTTTTTTTGGCCTCATCATCCAGCAGGGCGAGGAGCTTGATCGGCAGGGTGAATGATACGGTTGTGCGTGTCTTTGCCACTAATCGATCCCCTCTTCACTAGCGCTTTCGTGGGCGGCT